TCAGTTGGATAGTTTGCGACTTTCCATGCTGAATGAAGCCGTTGACTGGCTTTGCGATATTACTGATTTACCCAAAATGGAAGTCCGCCGACAAATTGCTAACAACAAAGGTGGACAAGTTGCTCATAGTCTTGCTACTATAAAGGCTGTCCGTGAACTCGTAATGGAGCCGGACGTTTTCAAAAAAAAGTAAAAACACAAATATAGAAAGCAGGACAAAATGTCCGATAGCAACATCACCATCACTGGGAACCTAGTAAAGGACCCAGAATTGAAGTTCGGAGATTCAGGCAAAGCCTACCTAGTCTTCTCAATCGCAGTAAACAAGGGCAAGAAAAATGCTCAGGGCGAATGGGAAAACACCGTTCACTACTTTGACGCCGTTGCATATGGCGACTTGGCAGAGAACATTGCAAACTCATTTTCAAAGGGACACCGCTTGATTGTTTCTGGAACACTCCAGCAACGCAACTGGGAGACCTCGGACGGTCAGAAGCGAAGCGCAGTTCAAATCTTCGCCGAAGAAGTTGGGGCAAGCGTCCGTTGGGCGACTGTCTTGGTTTCAAAGACGGAGCGACCAGACAACAACTACGAGCGCCCACAACAGGCTCGCCAGTCGAGTCCTCAGCGTTCACCGGCACCGTCAGAGCAATACGCCTTTGACGAGGAGCCGTTTTAGGTCGGTAGCGTACCCTTCGACGCTAACCGTATAGATAAGACCACTTGGGCCTAGCAGGTTTTACCTCCACCTGTGAAAGACGACTTGTCCCCCTTCAACGGGTCAACCGACCCAAGTGGTGCTTATCGCCAAAAAAAACTACATTGATGTAGTTCACTGCTGTATAGTTCATTTACATGAACAAGGCAGACAGCGCATATGAGGGGTTCCAATAGTGGAACCGCCTCAACACAAATATGAATTCATTGCGCTGGATGTTTTTTTAGCACTCCAAAAACCACTTTGGCATTTTGAAGCGCTTTGCCGGGATGCCCCCGAAGCCAAGAATCTCGAAGTCTTTTTCCCCGAATCAACAACGCACGGCGGAAACCACCTAATCCCGGCTCGCAAACTCTGCCTCCAGTGCCCGGTTCGTTACAAGTGCCTCAAAGACGGCCTGGAAGAGCCCTGGGGCGTTTGGGGAGGACATTCTCCCACCCAGAGACGGAGAATTAGTTCTGCTTTAAAAAAGGGTAGTAGCCTTATAGAAGCGAGCAAGGCAATAGACGCACGGAGTAGAGATGCCCGATAACGAAAACCCATCCTATCAGGTTGATAATTTTAGCGAACTCGGCGCCAGCGGTCTATGGCGCACGGGTGGCTTCGTCATTGACGACATCCTTCCTCAACTCCGAGGCAAACAGGCCCAAATTGCTTACCGTGACATGTCAGAGAATGACCCAATCATTGGGGCAATTCTTTTCGCAATCGAACGTGTAATCCTCCAGGTTAACTGGCGCATCGACCCTTATGACGACCCAACTGGCAACACCCCCAATGATGAAGACCGAGCAACAGCCGAATTCGTAACTCAGTGCATGGGCGACATGAGCCACTCATGGCACGAATTGATGATTGCGATTCTTTCGTTTTTACCATACGGCTGGTCTTTCTTTGAAATTGTCTACAAGAAGCGCCAAGGCCCCGACCAGAAGGACCCATCAAAGCGCTCAAAGTACAACGACAATGGTGTTGGATGGCGAAAGATTGTTATGCGCTCGCAGGACTCCCTGTGGCAATGGCAGTTCGACGAGAGCGGTGGAATTAAGGCAATGATTCAGCGTGACCCCACAACGGGTCGCCTGAACGTTATCCCAATCGAGAAGGCCCTTCTCTTCCGCACAACATCTGCTCGTGGAAACCCAGAGGGTCGCTCAGTACTCCGTAATGCCTTCAAATCTTGGTACTACAAGCGTCGCATTGAAGAGTTTGAAGCGGTTGGAATCGAACGTGACCTTGCGGGTCTTCCGGTTGGATATGTACCGCCAGAGTGGATGAGTGCAAACGCAACACCCGCCGAAAAAGCAGCACTTCAAGCCATGGAGCGCATTGTTCGTGGCGTTAAGCGCAATGAGACCGAAGGCGTAATCCTTCCATCGATTTTCGACGAAAACGGCAAGCCACTCGTGGACTTCAAGTTGCTCAACTCGGGCGGAACACGTCAGTTCAACACTGACCAAATCATTACTCGTTACAATCAGCACATTGCGATGACGGTTCTTGCGGACTTCATCATGCTTGGACACGAATCGGTTGGTTCATTCGCCCTCGGAACTTCCAAAGTAGACCTCTTCGTCGCAGCCGTTGAATCATGGATTCGACTCATTGCGGAGATTTTCAACACCCACGCCATTCCACGACTTATGGCACTCAACGGTTTTGACTCATCACGCATGCCGACCTTGACGTATGGTCAGGTTTCAGCAATCGACCTCCAGGAACTTGGTGCGTTCTTGCTCAACCTTTCGCAGAGCCAACTCATTACGCCAGACAACAACCTCGAAGAATACTTGCGAGAATTGGCTGGTTTGCCAGGATTCCGTGCAGAGCCAGAGGGCGCTGCGGAAAATCAGCGCTATGCAGATGGCATGATGACATCCGACGAAGAGCCAGGCATGACTGCAAACCAGGGCTCAATCGACGCATCTTCACAAGAAGGCACTGAGGTTACAGACATCCAAAACCCACAAGGTGGTTTGAGTGACCAATCAGGTGGCTCAGGGCTACAGGCAAATATCACCTCGGCTGGGTACACCGGCGAGGCACCGCCAAACTTGAAGCCAACTGGCAAAAAGGGAAACATCACCACTGGTGGAACAATAAAGCGTCCGCCAAGTGGCATGAGCGGTCCCCTCACTAACAACCAGAGGTCGACATCATGACGCTAAGAATCCGAAAGATTAAGTCTTCCACCCCAAAGAAGACTGGCACCAAACTCCGTCGAGTTTCGCCGACCTCCGCACCCAAGGGTGTACAGCGTCCAATCCGCTAACTAAACGGGTTTTTGTAAACAGTGAGATAGCATTGTTTACAAATCACCCAAGGAGAGAGCCTCAATGGAAAAAATGAACGTCGTGGATGTTGTTTCGGGCGTATCCCTTGTCGGAATCGCTACCAACAAGTCTGTAGCACTAGAAGTTCGTGACAGCGCCGAAGCACTGATGAAGGAAGGCTACGCATCAGCAGACCTTCTAGCCCTTGCTGGAGACAGCCAGGAAATCTCTCTCGTTCTTGTTCCAAACAGTGGCTCGTCGGAAACCCCTGAATGGGAGCGTTATTTGAACAAGGCAATTGGCTTCCCGTTCACAATGGCCCCATCCCCCGTCCCAGAAGAGGACGACAGTTCTTCAAGTTCGACGACCAGCGACGCCGTTCAGGTAAAACTAGACCCCAATACAGTCGCATCAATTCTTAGCGCAGTTCAGGGCAAAAAGGCCGAAGATTCTAGTGATTCTTCAAGTTCTACTGATTCTTCATCCAGTTCGTCAAGTTCTTCAATTTCCTCATCGGACGAAGACGAAGAGTCATCTTCAAGCAGTTCTTCAAGTTCTAGTGATTCTTCTTCAAGCGACGGAAGTTCAAGCAGTTCTTCATCGTCAAGCAGTTCATCTTCTTCAAGTGACGACTCGTCCAGTTCTTCAAGTTCGAGCGACGACTCATCTGAAGTTCCAATTTTCTTTATTGGAGATGACAGCAGTTCTTCTTCAAGTTCAAGCAGTTCGTCTTCTTCGAGTAGTTCATCGAGCGACGACTCGATTCTGGGCGAGAATTGGAAAGACGGCCTCGACCCATGGCAAGTTGAGATTGCAGAATCACTAGACGACATGGTTGATGAACTTGGCCGAATCCCATCAAGCGATGTCAATTACGTTGACATTTCTCCACAACTTTCACTTGGCATGACATGCGCCAATTGCATTGCCCAGGGCGACAACGGTTGCGATTGGGTTGCGGTTTCTTGCAAGCCAACGGGCTGGTGCAAGTTGAACATGGTTCCCGTATTAATTCGTGCATCAAGCGCATCAAGTGCAGAACTTCAGGATGCCTCAGACAGTTCAGACAGTTCAGACGACTCGTCAAAGATTGACCTCGCTGGCGACTCTGGAATTACGGTTCCAAAGAACACCTTGCAAAAGGATGGCGACGCAGGCGCACCTGCGCCCGCACCCGCACCCGCAAGCGGACCAACAGCAGAGGGCGTTCACGTTGACACCCCAGTTTGGTCAGATGGTCGCAAGAAGCGAAGCAAGAAGTCAAAGGTTGCAAAGAGTTCAGGGGTAGAGGACGACAGCATCCCGAACACGATTCGCAAAGATGCAGAGCAACGCTACACACTCGGGCCTTGGTACGTTCCAAACCGTGGCGATGCACACGGAGAGTGGACTGACCCGCAAGAACTTCAGCAAGCCCTTTGGGGATATGTGAAGAACGGCGACCGTGATATCCGCTTGCAACACAACGTCGACATCGTTGCTGGAGAATGGCTTGAAGCCATGACATGGCCTCACGAAGTCGAAGTCCCAATGATTCAGGCAGACACAGGCTCGGTTTCAAACGTTAAGTTCCCCCCTGGAACGGTTTTCCTCGGAGTTCAGTGGAAGCCATGGGCGTGGGAATTGGTCAAGCAGGGCAAAATCCGTGGATACTCAATTGGCGGAACAGGCGCTGGCATCGAAGTTGACATGCCAGAAACCGACGAAACACCTCCCACATTCCCAGTAGCGCAGACGGCTCCTTCCAACTAGGAGAGTCCGATGTCTGGAGAAACCTTTACACCCCCTAGTGGGGTTCAATCCGCTGCTAAACGTGCTTTGGAATGGATAAAAGACGGCCAGGCGGGTAGTGGTTTTACCAATGTCGGAAGAAGGCGGGCAAGCGACCTCGCAAATGCTCACGGTATTTCTGAGAAAACCCTTCGTCGTATGAAGGCGTATTTCGACCGCCACCAACCAGACCAAAAGGCCGAGGGGTTTAAGTCCGGGGAAAACGGCTTCCCATCACCTGGGCGTGTCGCTTGGGACGCTTGGGGTGGCGATGCTGGCTACTCATGGGCAAAGAAAATGGTCGCACACTTCAACAGCCAAGATGAGGTGAAAAAAGGCGATGTTGCAGGACACCCTTTTCATGGAAATCAATACGAAAATGGTGAGAGTGGCAAAGCCTTTGCAAGGTCAAAAGATTTTATTTTAAATAATGTTTTTACAACCCGCTCTATAGAGGGTTCGGAGTGGTCTAACCACACCATTAATTCAGAAGAAAAAGAAAACTACACGGAAAACCTTTCCAAAATAATCAGCAACCCAGAAGGTTTTAAAAAGGCTCTTGCCGAATTTCCAACCAACGGAAAGCCAGACCCTGCGAAAGCAGTTATGGCAATGCTCGGCAACTTAGGTAAACCTTCGGTTGTAAGTGAGTCGGAGTTTTCAAAGGGCGACGAATATCAAAGATTATTTACTGGACTTTCAGCGCCCGTAGGGAAAGGCGCAGAAGTGGTTGCGGGGTTTGCGCACAGCGACAACCCAACATACGGTGGGGGAATTTACGGAACAGCCTTCTACACCAGCGAGTTGCCAAGCGAAGCGGTTGAGTACGCCAACGAGCGTGGCGACGCTAGAGACCATATGCTTTTGCAGATGAGGCTTGACTGGTCTAACCCAGACGCAAGCAACGCTGGAAGTGGCAGGAGCGTAAACTATAACTTTTCCAAAGAGGCAAACTTTAACGATTTGTTAAAACAAAACGGGTTTGATAAGGGAACAGCCGACCTACTTGCGGAAGGACTTAACGAAACTTCCTCGGACGCACTTAGCGGTTACAAGTATACCAATTCTGGTTATGTCATGGTTTATGACCGTTCCATCTTGCAAATGAGCGACACCTACGCCTCGTGGGGAGAAACGGCGCCAACTTCAACTGGCGACCAAATTTTTGCAAACCAGAAAGTTAATACTGATACTGGCGTATCAGCAGAGCCGATAAATCGTGCATTGGCAAAGGGCGATGTCGCAGGTCACGAATTCCACGGTAATCAGTGGGAAGTTGGTGATGGGCAAGCCAAAGAACTTGCTAACTTGTATTTTGGAGTATTTAGATACGCCCCTGAGGGGTTGGAATACTTAGGTTCGCCAAGCAAAGAAGATTTGGTTCGCAAAAGTGCTTTTGCATACGAACTAAACAAACGAATGGGCGGTGAAACACTAAGTGCTGGTGACAAAGTAAAATGGAAAGACCTAAACGGAACCTATGTAGAACCAATACCACTTAGCCACGCACAAGTTCAGCAAG